TCCTACAAGTAGTTCCAAATCTGCAATAGATATCTCTGTATCAGGGACAGAAGATGGATTAGCATAGGCAGATGCGTTCTTAGGTTCACCATAAAAACCACGAATTGCTGGAGGAAATCTTTTAGGGCCTTTACCGCCTGCAAAAAAGTCAGATAGTTTTGCTTGGTCAAGCATTTTAGCTCTATCAGATAAACTAGCTTTATATCTACCAGAAGAAACTTCTTTTATGGCTTTAGTTAAGTCCTCTTTTCTAGCTCCACTCTGAACTATACCATCAAATATTAAATCAATATTTAAACGGGGGCTTTTAGCCATTAAGAGATAATCCTATATAAATCTAAGATACGACGAATATGAGGAGGAAAATTACCAGCAAGAGGATAGTTGTCGCCTCGTTCACCTTCAAATGAGAAGCCTTTCTTTTCTTGATCTTGTTTGTAAATAAGTTTAATCATATCAAGAGTAGCTAATTGAATGTCTTGTGGAATCTCATTAGATTCATATCCAGCCCGATAATCAACTTTTACACCAGAAGGAAAAGGAGAGAAACCTGGAGGACCTGAAAGAGTTAGAGCTGGGTAACTGTTACGAATAGTCGGGTAAGTACCTCTTACTCCAACGGCACCTGTGTCGCGAGTTACTTCACCCATATCACGAGAGAAATTATACTCATTAGTAGCATTATGAACGTCAACAGCTTCTGTATCTTTATTTTTTCCATCAAAATGACACAGAAATACAGTTTCACCATCTGGTCTAAAACGATGTGTTGGAGGAGTAATAGTAGCTTCTTTATATCGAGCTTTATTAGAGAATCTTACTTCATCAATATATCCAGCAAAATTACCGCCTATTTCCACATTTGCTGTAAAAGTGTGGTTTGATTCAGTATAACTTGCATTAGTAAATAAATTACCATTTAAATGAGTATATAGTCGTTGATTTTGTGAATCAAAAGACCATGCTACGTGTGTAAAAAATCTTGGAACATAATTCGCAGTTGTTGTAACTCCTGTACCTCTTACTAAAGTAGCAGCTCCTCCAAAACGACTTTGAAAAATTGTTGTATCGTTAGCATCAAAACCAAATTCCATATAATTTGTCGCATCTGTGTTAAATCTGATAAGGTTGTTTTGAGGTGGAGTCGCTGCATCACTGCGAACAAATAATTCAACTGTAAAATCACCATCCTCGAATTCTAAGTTTTCAGGAATATCGCCTGAGACTAAATCATTTAAAGCTACTTCGAGAGAAGATTTTCCAAACTTTTTTACTCTTGAGTTAAGGTGTGCATCGTTTTTAAAAGTTAAAGAAACTGCTTGAGTGTCTTGAGTTCTTACAGGGCGTCCAATGGTAGTTGGATCTGCCAATATCACATCTTCAGTCCCGTTAAATTCAGATACTTGATATACATTAGAAAGAGGTAAACGAGAAACCATAACAGATGTTTTACCGCCATCAAAAACTTCTACATAATCATTAGCTAAAAGCTCTTGACCAATATAGTGTTCTACTACCCCAGTCGCATAAGAGATAATATTTGATAAGCGTGCGTTTTGAGTATTTGAAGAAATACTCAAGTAATCTTTTACTTGTTCTAAAGTAATATACGGATATTTACCTAAGTTTTCTTCTAATCGATCTACCATTTATTTCTCACTTATTTCTTTTTAGATTTCCAAATTGAAGTAGGGGCTTCTTCTTCAACATCTTCTTCAATAATGATAGGAGCAGAAGGTGCAGACTCATCAAGAGCTGACCAAGAAGCAACCATTGAGTGCATTTGTTCTTCGCTGTAACCATTTACTCTGCACCATTCACGTGCGGCATCAATGCTTTTAATATCACTTGGGATACTGGACATATAATTCTCCTTATAATGAAAAGGGAGGCGATGACCGCCTCCCCCTGTGTAGTTCTAAAATGTAAAACCTAAGCTTAAGCTCCGGTTTCAACAGTAACAGCGTAGCTGTACTTAGTTGCGTCAAGAGCTGCACTTGAGTTAGTCGTAAGAGCTTTAAAGTCAATACGAGTGCTCATGTACATTGCAGTGACCTGCTGACGTGGTTCGTACTCGCTCTCAATCTCGATACCGCGACGTTCTGCGATCATAAAGCCAGGCTTATAGACGAGAACACCAATATCGTTGTTTTCAGTACCAACGTTATCCAAGAACTCAGAGATTGCAATTGGAATACCGTAAACGGCGCCAACTGAACCTGTAAGGTAGGTAGCGTTAGGACCAAACTTGTCAACTGTCTGGAAGTCAGAAGTTGTTACAAGGTTGTTGTAACCTTCGATTGAGGTGATGTATACCAGGTCGTTACCAAGCTGAAGGCCATACTTGCCAAGCTTAGTGCGGGCTGCAGCGATATCTGAAGGATCAGCTTTATCGTTTGCAGAACCTGTATCCACAGTCAGGCCAGCGCCTACGTCACCTGTCAGGTTAGTAATACCTTCGATGACAGAAGCGTAACCAGTACCAGCTGAAATAGTATTGGTGGGCTGTGCTGTAAAGCCAGTCAGAGCACCAGTACCACGCAGGATTGACTTATCGATAGCACGTGCTAAACGACGAGTTGCAGCTGCACGCAAGAAGTCGAGCAGAGGAAGAACGGTATCTTCTTCTTCGTCTTTTGCGAGGTGGGTAGTTGCCATAAACTTGTGTGGAGTAAAGTCCACAGAGCTGATGGAGTTCTGGTTGCTGGTTGGGACACGAGTAGCGTCAGCAATGCCAGTGGCAAATGTGCCAGAAGCAAACATTGCTACATCACCATCGGTGTCTTCATCAGCGACTGGTACGCGGAATGTTTTCGCGTCAACAGCCATACGGTTAAACATTGGAGCAACAACGAGCTGCTGTTCCATTTCCGTATAAATGTTCTGTGAGAAGTTGCTAAGGAACTGGTCAACAGAAGTAACAGCTTTCATACGAGCACCAACTTTGGTGTCGAAGATGTCACGCTTGTTAAGCAGTTTAGCAACAAGAACGGCGTTTGCCATATCTTTTTCTGAGAATTGTTCGCGACGCTGAGTCTCTTGGTAGTGCATCTTTGAGCGCTGGAGTGCAGCAATCTCATCCTGATACTTGCTCATTTGAGCTTTAAGTTCAGCGACTTGTTCGGATTCGCGTGGGGTGTAAGCGGTATTGCTATCACCTTTTACCAGCATCTGCTGGTCAGCAGCGTCTGCTTCCTTCACGATAGCTTCACCAGTTTCTTTAACTAGTTCAGCGACTTGAGGCTCAGACACGTGAGCTACAGGAGTAGCATCTTTTTTGATCTCAGATTCAGAGGACTTTTCAGTAGCTCCTGCACTTGTAAGATCGATTGTATCTACGACTTGTTCAGCCATGTTGTCGTTCTCCTTTGTAGAATGATCGTGAAGCTCGTTAGTCAGACTTTGCTTAGAAACTGTGTCTTCACTATTTTGAATTTTTTCGACTTGTGAATGTTCTTCTGTTTTCACATTAACAACATTATCACAGTCTTCGCTGTCAGCGTCAACCTCTAAAAATTTAAAGATTGGAGATTGCTCTGTAGCGACGTTGGTGACTCTAAACATTTTTTCTTGATAGTTTACGAGATCACCGTGTTGAAGTTTACTTGCGTCTTCGGAAAGCAAGTTTGTGAACGGGATGGATGCCATAGGATCGCGAATTTCAAGCTCTTCCTCTTCATCATCCTTTTCAATGTCAGTGACTTCTTCCAATGATTCTGCTTTGACCTCAACTTCTTCAATTTCAGCTTTTTCTTCTGAAACTTCTTCAGATTTTACTTCAACTGCTTCTTCAACAGTCTCAGTTACTTCTGCTTCAGCTTCTTCGGACTTAGCCTCAATCTCGATTTCAGTTACTTCTACTTCGGCGTCTTCTGCTTTAGTTTCAATAACTTCATCTTGTTTTGAGTTGTTCATTGCTTCCTCCTCGGTTGGAGACAACGGACGTTCGTTTACAACTTCGCCCTCCTCCATACTATGAATTGGAACACCAGCCATGGTAATATCATGAGAGTGGCCTTCAGCCTCTAACACAACCCCACCAACGACTTTATGAGCGTGATTTTGCATATGAGATGCGTAGGTTGTTACACCGTTTCCATTTTCATCCATTTCGACAGTATGATAATGGCCTTCGCTCATATCGGTAATTCCTGCTTTAATTTTACGCATCTTCTTGATTTCTTCGGCATCAGCCTCTTTTAAAGATTTTTTAAATTCATTGAATTCTTCGTCAGAATCGAAAGATTTACGAATTGAGAAAAGTGAATCTTGATTACAAGGAACTGAAACAACTGATATTTCTAATAGTTCTACATCTGTAATCATCATAGAATCATCTTCACGATTGTACTTTCCATCCTTAACACGAAAACCAACAGAAAAGCTTTTAAGAGCTCCGTCTTTAATCAGAGTTTGGACACCATGATTTTTTTCAGCTGCTTCAGATACAGCACCCTCAACATAGATTCCTTTTTTATCAACACGAATATTATCTACACGACCAATAGGACAGTCATGCTTGTGTTGATAAAGAAGAACTGGGTTACGACGATAGTTTTCTACTCCTTTAGCCCATGCTTCAGCAGTAACAATGTCACCAGCACGGTCTTTAGCAGTAGTGTTCGCATAACCAGCAATCTTTAAGGTCTTTGAACCTTTTTTAAGTGCTTTTGTTTCGAAGGAACTGTTTAAATAAAGAGTTTTATTCATTTGGTATATCCTCTATATTAGTAGATTCTTCTTCAGAAGGTCTACCACCTTGGGTAGCATCAGTTGCGCTACCTGTAATATTTTGTGGTATTCTTATGTTATCATTATTTTCCAGTTTTGGAAATCTTAATCCTTCACGAGCTTCATTTGGGGTAATAATTCCTGTGTTTACAAGAGTAGAATAATAAACTGCCTGTGTTCTATTATCAGGTTGTAATGCAGGAACAGATAATCTGTCAGGATGTATATCAACACCACCATTAAAGAAGTGAGAAAAAGCGGAGCAAAATTGATTCAAAAGAGGCAAAATAGTGTGTAAGTAAAATAGCTTTTGATTTGCATCAATATTAGCATTATTACCAGATTTTAATAG